CGTAACCTTGCTGCTCCTTCACCTGTAGCGAGATGGTGATAAACGGCTTCTTGCTGCTGTAACGCTTCAGAATGCCCATCAATTCTTTTTTGTCAGCATCGTTTATATCTTTACTGAACCATGCGGACGCCCACACGGGCTGATCCGTCTCCCCTGATCCTTTTAAGTGAGGATGTTTCTGCTCCTGGCGCTTGTCGTTCATCCAGAGGGCGATTCGATTACTGTTGTCATAGTCCATTGCTATCTCCTACGTTCGCTTGAGTTCAATTTCCTCGCCAGCAAAGCACAGAACCTGCTTGATGGGCTCCAGTATCTGGCAGTCGGGTTGCTTCTCTCGGAACATATAGCAGTGGCCAGGGTCCGCTCTGGCCTCGACGCCGAGATCGTTCGTCTGCTTCTCGATGTGGCGCTGCCTGTGGTAGTGCTGGCACCGGTTACAATCAACCATCAGCCGCCTCCTCGTTTAAACGCTCTACTGGTAATTGATCATCGTCGAGCATGGCCACCAGTCTGTCGAGCTCCTCGATGAATGCTGGGACTTCTGTGTCAAATTTCTCGTGGACCTTTGTATCCGCCTCAACAGTATGCAGGTGGAACTGGCTCTTGGGCGGAAAGTCTGGGCTATACGACACAAAGTCCAGCACGTCCCGTTTGGTAGCCCAGAGCGCGAATTGAACCTGCGCCTCGTTCTTCTTCGGGATGCCGTCCAGGATCGCGTTGATGTGGACGGTGGGATCTACCGGGCACTTGATTTCCAGCAGCCTATTCCAGCGGAAGTCGGCGTACTCGATGATCTGAGCCGGATCCAGTGGATCGGTGGTCCCATCTGGGGAGTACCCTATCCGAGCATCCCAGTCATCCGGCGCCCAGAATGCTGGAGTATCCACTTTGTTGCCGGTTATGAATTGATACTCGCGTCGGGCGACCGGCTCAAACTTCTTGCCGTGCGCTACGCTCGGGGCTGTGAAGGTCCGGGCCTCTCCAGTGAGGATCTCAAGGGCCAGGTCTGCCATGTACCTGCGCCTGGCTGTAGGCGTACCGATTACTGCGGCCGCATTGGATGCGGTAACCTTGCCGAGACGAACAATAAACCACTCACGGCCGCCCGGATGCATGTATTCGTATAGCATGGGCTACTCCTTGCTCGCGCTCAGTTTGGCGTTCAGCTTACCGACCGCGTAGGGAAGGAATTTTGCCGGCAGGTCGGCCAGCGACTTAAGGCTTAGGCCCTTCTGGCCGTTGAGGTAGGCGATAAACCCAGGTACATCAGCCTTGGCCTTCATTGCCAGTCCGGTTAGCGCCTCCAACTCTTTGGCCGAAATCGGCGACTGGTCGTCATCGAGGTCCAGTTTGATGGCCTCCTCGTTCTCGCCGGTCTCGATCAGGAACGTCTTCAGCAGCGCCGTCTTCATGGCGTAGGTGGCCGCCTTGTTGGCGCCCTTGTCTCCGCCGTCGTGCCCCTCACCGTAGGCTCTGACTACCCGTGAGTGCTGGCCGAACTCGAAGGTGATAGCGAACTCGATCACGGTCAGTTTGTCCAGCTTCTGGTAGGACCCGGAGACCGCATCCATCCAGACCATAATATCGGCATCGTTCAGCGCTGCACGGCACGCCGAGACCACCTGGTCGTAGGTCACGATCGGGTACTGGTCCCGGCCGCTGCTGCCCATCTCCGTTTTTTGGAGATAGGCCAGCCTGATGTCCTGCCGGATCTTCACGAGCCGCTGGGACAGACTCATCCCTCGGTACTGTTCCTTCTCGGGCGGCAGCACCCTAACTGGTTTTTTGGCTTTGTTACTCATTTGTATTGCTCCTCTCGTTGAAGCGCCAGTGCCTCGAAGTCCTGCAGGAGGCGCTTTCTGTATGGGTTGTCATCGATCTTAAGGCCGGTCATGATCCCGACGTCTTTCAGGAATATGCCCAGTTTGACGTAGTTATCGAAGTTGGCGATCGCGTGCCTCAACTCTATGGGCAGCATCTCCTCCTCCGGTTTGGTCGTGTCCGGGGCCCACGCTCCGGCCGCGATGAAGTCCATCACGCTCTCATCGGTAAACTCGCCCGCGTGCGCGACGTCATCGATGTAGCAGGGGATCTCCCGCTTGACCCACAACGTGAACAGGTTTGCTTTGAGGCACCAGAACAGCCGGTAGACGTTTGTGTCAAAGACTGCCTCCTCGAATGAGGAGTATTGCATCGTCCAGAGTAGAGCCATGGCGCCGCCATCCTTCTCCTTAGCGCCATGTCCCCAGAACCACACATTCTGCCCGCCCTCCTTGGGCTGGACTATCTCTATGTTGTGGGTCAGGTTTGGCGCTAGGATTTGGCCACGCGGACCAAAATGACTCATGGGACTGGTCTCAGAGAACTCCACCGAGATGGAGTAGATCCTGATATCCTGCCCGTCGACCAGTTTTAACTTCTCGGTGAACGACTCCTTGGTTACGCATGGGATCATGACTGCTCCTTATCCTTGAACGTCGCGGGGTGGAGGTGCTTCCATTGGGCTTTCCTGGCGAGTCGCCTTGTCTCTTCGGCTTTGGCGACCTGTTCACGATATTCGACCCACAGTTGGTGGTCATTCAAGAAGCGCTGCAACCGGTCCAGTTTGCTGCGCAACCTGCGTAGCCCTTTGTTGGCACCCTGTAGGGCGATTTCGTTGGCCGCCCTCGCGCCAGCCGCCCAGTAGTAGCGCTCGGTCATTACCTTCAGTTTTACTTGGGTCTCGTGTAACTCGTCGAGCACGACGGCCAACGAGGTTTTATCTAATTTCTTACTCATGATATCTCCGGGAATTTTCTGAGGTTAATGCCGGTCGGGAACGCGCTGCGATCCTGATATAGCTTTGGCTCGTCGGCTTGAGATAACTGCTTGAAAAAGAACGGGACATTCTGCTCGCGGCACTGGTCCCGTATTTTGTGGGCCCATGAGATTCTCATCGGCCGGGCATGCGTCCCACTCTCTCCCCCAACGATTACCCAATGGATCCCTGTCAGGTCAAGTTCGCCAAGGTCCTCAAGTAGCGGTTCGATCGAGAGGAAACGCACCTTTGCTAATATCTGCCGTAGAAACGCTATGCGTGGTAACCCGTGCTTCCGATTCTCTACAGTCACACCAAGCCAAACATTATTTGGGGTTTCGGGCCAGAGATCCTCATCAACCCAATACTCACTCAGATACTTTTTAATATTCGGCCCACGCTTCGTAAGCAACAACCAATCCAGATGAGGAGTCTCGCCAATCAGATCCCAGAGCCTTTCTCGGACATGGTCTGGTATTCGCTTATCGAAGACATCGCACATCGAACCACAGAACACCTTACGCCTGATTCCATCACGCCATGCCTTGAATTCCCACCTGATTGGTTTCTTCCAATACCCCTCTGACAATTCCTTCCTTGGCTGGTCTTCACCGAAGAGGACGTGCATACGTTTGGCCTGTCGTTCTGCATAGCAGTTGTCACAACCAGGACCAACCCTGGTACATCCGATCACGGGATTGAAGGTGTGATCACACCAAGCTATCTCTGTCTTTTCGCCCATTGAATCACCCCTCTGTTTTGGCTCATGATATCACGGTGGTACATTATAGCAAGCGGTTAATGCCCTTCTTTCGCATACTGTGAATATGCTTCCATACGCTTATCACGTGGCTGCGACCCATCTCTGAGTACTTCGATGTACAACTGTTCCGCATGCGAGGCCCTGTGACGCTCTTTGCTAAGCGCGGAGATCAACCGGGCCTTCTGTTTCTGCAGGATGATCAGTTCGCCCAGGAGGGCGCTGACCAGTTGTCGCTCTGTCATATCCCCACCAGATGTGCCGTATCTTCCACAAACTCGATCTTATCGTCGGGTACTATCAGGTCCGTGAACATGACCCCGGTGTGCTTTGTGTACATGCTGTGGCCCTCGGGGACCTCTGGCGCAGTGTCTGGGTGACAGGACTTCTCCTGCTTTGTCAGCACGTCATCGTTGTAGACGGTCCATACCCTGTCTGGGTCTGCCGGGCAGGGCCATGCGACCTCAAGTGCTGGAACGGTAATTCGGTAATAACCTGGCACATCGTAACCTGGCATTGGCATAGTTAACTCCTCCTTCTCTTCGCGTACCGGATCGCCCGGTACTTGACGAAGTTGATCATATCGTTGTCCGGCGGAATTGGTACTGGCCAGTCATCGCTGGGCCCAGACCATTCCTCGCCCTTGACGCTGCAGCGGTCCTTGGTGATGAAGTACGCCCAGCCTCGCTTCTTGCCCTGCTCCGATGCGATGTGCAGCGCCATGGCATAGGTCTGGTCAATACCCTCCTGGGTCTGCAGTTCCGCCTTGGTGCGCCGGTCGCGCTCGCGCTTGGATAGTTTGCCCTCGATGGGCTCGATGTTTGATTGCTTTTCAGGAGCAAAACCGCACTTGGGACAGACGTGGACGCCGACATCTTTCAGGTACCCGCATGACGGGCAGTTCTTCGGCTTCTTCTCCTCGGGGGCGCCGTCGCTGTTCGATACGTTCCCGGTACCGTCGTCGAGCGTGTAGTGGTCGATGTCGGTGATATTGCCCAGGGTATCGTGAGTATCGCTGTGGTCTAAGAAGAGGCAGTTGGAAACGAGTTTTCCGTCAACGGTGAACCTCTGTAGCGGCCCCGCGTTGAGAATGTCCCATACTTCCCTTTGGGCTTGTTGGACGGCTGGCCCCAGCGATCGAGGATCTCTTGATCCGACAATCCGGTGAGTATGAACCGCCTCAATGTTGCGTCTGCGTACCTTACTTCTGGATACGTCTCCCGGAAGGCAATGAACCGATCTCGCCCCTTGGCCTTCCGGGTGTTGTTTTGATTTGCCACAGGGTTTGCCCACCGGATATTGCCAGCCTTGTAGTGCTTGTCGTTCTTGATACGGTCCAGTTGCCATTTCTGCGGATCTGATGGTATCCCTATATTCTCTGCTATCCACCTGGCCGCTACATTGGGGGTCTTGAACAGGAACTTGATCCCTCTCCCCCCGTACCTGGCGTATGCCGCATCCTTTGGATTTTGGCATCTGGACTGTTGTGACTGGCATCTCCGGTAGAGCCATTGCGGTACCGTCACCGGTGTCCGTCCGTTGCAGTGCGGGCAAGCCTTCGTTTTTGGGCGTCTCCGTATATTGTGGAACCTCGCCATGTGAGTACGCTCGCATCGTTCGCAGATCACTTCTACTCTGAGCGAGTCCGCCGACCCATCTGTTTTTTGAGAAATGATCTTCAGAGAACCGTACTGGCTGCCGACCAGATCCTGTCTGAGTAATCCTGATGGAGTTACTAAACGCTGCACCATGTTCAATCCACCCGTGTTCCGTCATCACTTTGTGGTCTGGAGTCGCTGTAAGTCCATCCCATGTTATTACTGGCTGGACTCCTCGGCATACTGCCCCCTTATGTGAGACAAACCCTACTCCATCCCATACTTTATGGTCAAGTGTTATATCCTGTATTTCCACTAAGCCCTTGTCGGTCAGAACACGACTATCTCTCGCGATACAGTAGTCCTTCCCTGGTGCCGTCCTGAGTCCGCGGCCGCCGACTTGGACGAACAGCATCTCGCTGCGGATCGGTCTGGCAAAGATGATGCAGCGCACGTCCCAGTCGATGCCCATGGTCAGGCAGCCCACATTGGACACGCCGAATATCTGCCGGGTATCGAGCGCGGCCTGGATCTCGTCGCGCTCATCGATATCCGTATACGCGTCGATGTAGCCCCAAGGCACGCCGGCCGCGATGAACTGGTTCTGGACCTTCTTGGCGTGAGCTCGGTCGACGCAGTACGCGATCGTCGGCCGGCTCTCCGCGAGATGCTTCCACGTCTTCACGATGTTCGCGATCAGCGGATCCTTGTTCATGGCGACGGCCAGTTCGATCTGGTTGAAGTCCGGGCCGTGCTGGCTGGTAGTCTTGCTCACCCCTGACAGGTCTGGGTGATCGGGCGCGTACACCTCGAAGTCTGATAGCAGCCCTAGGTTGATGAGCTCCTGGGTGGTCGGGCCCTTCACCAGCGCCTGGTAGTGCGTGCCCAGCCCCTTGGTCCAGGGCGTGGCGCTCAGCCCGATGAAGATGGTCTTCGGCCACTCGCGCATCCACTTCCAGAGGAACTCGCTGTTTCTATGCCCTTCATCCACGATGACAAACGTAGCCATGGGCCGCTCGTTCCGGCTGCGCAGCGTGTCGATGCTGCATATCTGGATCGGTTGCGTGGGGTCTGTCATCTCGTGGTCTGCCTGCATGATGCCGAAGTCCTTCAGTCCGTCGTCCCAGAATGACCTGGCTGTCTGGTTGATCAATGAGATCATGGGCACGGTAAAGACCACGTTACTGCCCTTTTCCCTGCCCCCGCGGATGATTGATTTTGCGACCGCGGTTTTGCCGAATCCGGTAGAACCTTGGACCATTACCCGCCGCGCGCCCGTCTTCAGCACTGCGCGCAGGTCTACTATCACCTTGTCCTGCAGGGCGGTTTGCTCTTCACGTAGGATCATGGCTCCAGCACCTCGTCGGGTATGTTGAACAGGCCCTGTCGACCTATAAACGGGATTGGTTCCGCCAGCGCCCGAATGCTCTCCAAGACCCAGCCATACCGACCAGGCGAGTAGTCTCCGTACATTCGCTCAATCGGAGACGGAGCCAGTTGTTCTGTCGGCACTATTTCGTCCAGGTATGCGATGGCGACAATCGCCCCAAAGGGTAATCGGGCCGGCATTCTGCCAAGGGTTCTTTCGGTGGCGGCAAACACCCGCTGGTCTCGCTGGAATCGTTTCGCGGCATGAATAGCGATCGGGCCGCGATAATTTGTAGTCCAGTGCCGCGTCTCAATCCGTTTGTGGCCAAGGGCAATTGCTGACGCCCACGGTTGCCATAGAGATATTGCTTTCACTTTCGTTTCTCCTTCAATTTCCTCATATCTCTGCTGGCCTCGTACATCCGCAGGCTGGCGCTGATTGCGAAGAGCTACCACGCCACTGGATCTACCTCTCCGTCTGGTGCATGGATATCATCAAGTTCAGCAAAGAACGCATCCAGGTGCTTGCGATACGCCCGGCCGATTGATGCTGCTTCAGTCTGTCTGGCTATTGTGCTTCTCTTTATCCTGGGTATCCAGCCAAGTATTAATGATGTATTCAACCTGGCTGGAGCGGGTCCTCCAATCACTCCTCGCCGATTCCGTCAGCCTATCGTACGACTTTTGGGTGAGACGAATCGTGACTATTTTGCTCCGCTTTGCTGCTGCCTCAATCTGCCTCACCTATAATCCTCCCAGTCAACTGTGTTGAATATGGGTCGGCTGTTCACCCACCTGGTAAATTTTTGCTGGTATGAGTCTGANTTGTCGTATGGCATTGCGAAGGGGTCAATACCCAAGCCTTTCAGGGTCAGCACCCGATGCAGATCCTCCTGCGGTGTACTGTTGTAGCCGATCAGCACAAAGCAGGCTAACTGCCAAGGCTTGAGACCAGCGTCGCAAACGATCTTGATGCCGTGGCGGATTAGCTTCTCATGCTTGACGTTGTCCCACGCGAAGTACACCTGAGACCGGCTCCTC